GGTCTATGAGGCCTTCCGTAATGCTACCATTGCTAAGGGTCTGGTGATGAACCGCACCCTGCGTAACGGCAAGGAAGCTCAATTCATTCACACCGGTCGTATCTCGGCTGGTTATCACACCCCCGGTTCCGCTATCCTCGGTAGTGGCAACCCTCCGGTGGCTGAAACCACCATCGCAATGGATGACCTGCTGGTTGCCTCTGCGTTCGTCTATGACCTGGACGAGACCCTGGCCCAGTATGACATCCGTGGCCCCATTGCCCGTCAAATCGGTCAAAGCCTGGCTGAGTTCTATGATCGCCGCATCTTCCGCGTGCTTGATCGTGCCTCTGGCCTGTCTGCTGCTGTGACCGGCGAGCCTGGTGGTTTCCGTGTGAACCTGGGTGCCAACAAGGAGTATGACGCTCAGGCCCTGGTGGATGGTTTCTTTGAAGCCGCTGCCCGCCTGGACGAGATCGCTGCTCCTAAAGACGGTCGTGTGGCTGTGCTGTCCCCGCGTCAGTACTATGCCCTGATCAGCCAGGTGGATACCAACATCCTGAACCGTGAGTATGGCGCCGCTGGCGGTAGCCTGAACAGCGGTGAGGGTCTCTACGAGATCGCTGGTATCAAGATCTACAAGTCGAACAACATCCCCTTCCTGGGCAAGTATGGTTCGGCTGCCGGTACCGCTATTGACGCGGCTGCTGTGACTGGTGAGAACAACAACTACGGTATTGCTACCGACTTCACCAACAGCTGTGGCCTGATCTTCCACCGTGATGCTGCTGGCGTTGTGGAGGCCATTGGTCCTTCCGTCCAGACCACCGGTGCTGACACTCAAGTGATTTACCAAGGTGATGTGATCGTGGGCCGTCTGGCCTATGGTGCTGGTACTGTGCGCGTCTCCTGCGCCGGTGCTTTCCGCAACGTTGCCTGATTTAGGTTTCGCTTATTTTTTTGGGGCTGGCTTTTGCTGGCCCCCTTTTTTTATTATGAAAGTCTGTACTTATTGCAAACAGTTTAAAGGTTTAAATAACTTTAACAATCGAAAAGCTAGTACAGACGGAAAGGCTTACCAATGTAAAGATTGCAAAAAAGATATTGAATTAAAAAGAATATATGGAATTACGTTGGAGCAGTATATGCAAATGTTTACTGCCCAGAACGGCAAGTGCTCGATTTGTAAAACTTCCAACACTAAAAAATTACATGTAGATCATTGTCATCTAACAAACCAAGTGCGTGGATTATTGTGCAATAATTGCAATAATGGACTTGGTAGATTTTATGATAACATTGAGTATCTAAAAAACGCAATTCTTTACTTAACCAACCATGACCACGAAACTCGAAGCTATTAATCAAATGCTGGCAGGTATCGGGCAGGCACCCGTGGTGTCTCTTGATACTACAAACCCTGAAATCTCTCTGGCTCAATCAATTTTAGATTCAGTCAACAGAGAAGTACAAGGCGAAGGTTGGCACTTTAATACTGAAGTCAATTATCCATTTACCCCAAATCAAAATGGATACATTGTTGTGCCGCCCAATGTGCTTCAGTTGTCTGACAATAAAATTTCAAACGTACAAAAGTATCAAACTGTGCTTAGAGATGGCAAACTTTACGATAAAGTTAACCATACTTATGTTTTTCCGACAGGCAAGCCTGTTCTTTGTGACGTAGTGTGGTTGTTTGATTTTGAAGATCTTGCCCAGGTATTTCAAGATTACATCACCCAACGAGCTGCTCGTGTATTTGCAGGCAGTGTTGTTGGATCTGAAACCATGTTTAAATTTAATGCACAAGACGAAACGGTTCTTCGTGCAAACTGTCTTGCTTACGACACCACAACGTCTGATGTAAACGTGTTTGGTATCGAGACTGGACAGAACTTCTACATCTCCTACACACCCTTCCAAACGATTGCCCGATAATGACTGCAATCTCTCAAAAGCTTCCCAATCTGATCGGTGGAGTATCCCAACAGCCTGATACTCTAAAGTTATCCAATCAATTTCGTTCTTGCACCAACTACTACCCCGATCTTACCTTTGGTTTGGCCAAGCGCCCTGGCGTCGAAGGGATTGCAAAGCTTACGGGGGCAGTAGCTGATGGGACGTGGTTTACCATGTTTCGTGATCAAGATGAGAAATATTTGGTTCAGTTTTCTAAGGCAGGTGGGTTAAAGATTTGGAATGCAAAGACTGGGGCACAGCAAACAGTTAATGCTATTGCTGCTGGTGCTACTGCCTATGCAACCCATACGCTTTCAGACCAGCTTGCTTTGTTTCAAATCAATGATTTTGCATTTATTGTAAATAGAAATATTACTGTTGCAGAAAAAACAGGCAGTGAAAGCGCCCCTAGCAATCCGTTTGCTTTTGTAGCAATTAATACAGTTGCTTATTCTACAACGTATACTATTATTCTTGATGGTAATACATTTTCTTATAGCACACCAACAACCTCTAGTACTGCCGTAAATGTTAATTCAATTACTGCTGGATTAGCCTCTAGTATTAATGGAAACGTTGCTTATGTAGCTACGGCTGTTGGTAATGTTATTCACATTAGACGGGCAAATAATGCTGACTTTTCAATTCAAGCTTATGGTGGTACTGGTGGTACTGCTATTGAACCTTATAAAGGCATTGTCCCGTTAGCTTCTAAGTTGCCTCAGCAATTTATTAATGATTTAAAAATTAAAGTAGAAGCCAGTGAAGACTCCAAAGCGGATGATTACTGGGTTCAATTTAAAACTGCTGATGGTGGAGCAAGTGGTACTGGTAGTTGGAATGAGTGCATTGCCCCTGGTGTTAAAGAACGCATAGATGAAAGTACTATGCCTCACGCTATTATTCGTGAAGCTAATGGTACATTTACTTTCCGTATTCTTGATAAAGCAAGTGCGACTGCCTCTACTCCTGCTGCAACCATCAATGGTACTGTAACTGGAATTTCTATTGTAGGAACTCCTACGGCTCAGTATAAAATTGGACAGATTTTTTCTGTTATTGGTGGATCAGGCAGTGAACTGCAACTTGAGGTTACTAAAACTAAAACAGCTACATTAACAAATAATTACTCGTATCCAGGCATTAATTATATTCAAGCAGTAACCAAAATTATTACACCGGGAGCCCCTTTTAAACCGCCTGTAACATCAACAACGTATAGTTTTTTTGTAAACAATACGCAAATTGGTACGAGTACTTCTAGTACTATTATTATTGGTAATGCCACCTATTCAGCTTATGGTTCAGCAGTAACTAACTCATCTGGAACATTCTATGGAATGCAAATTTCTATAGTAACTCCTAATGTTTTAGATAAAGTTGCTGTAAAAGTTGCTGGTAAAAATTACGCCATTAATGATACGGTTCAGAATGCCTTTGGTGATTCATTTACTGTTACCAATGTAGTTTCTACTTCCAATAGTGCTGACGAAATTATTGGAAATTATTGGAAGTACAGAGAAACAGGAGATAATGATACCAATCCAATGCCTAGCTTTGTTGGCAAAAAGATTCATGGTATTTCATTCTTCCGTAATCGTCTGGTGTTGATGTCTGGGGAAAACGTTGTTTGTTCTCAGGCTGGCGATTACTTTAATTTCTTTTTGTCAACAGTAATTACGACTGTTCAAAGTGATGCCATTGATATTAGTTGTGGATCTCTTCGTCCAGTTGAATTGAAATATGCTCTACCTAACAGTAAAGGTTTACTGCTGTTTTCATCTAAATCACAGTATCTCCTAACAACAACTACTGAGGCCTTCTCGGCAGCATCTGCTGAAATTAATTCCGTGTCTCAATATGAACAAGATGAAGACATTGGTCCGTTTGATACCGGATCCAGTATTGTCTTTATTAAGCAAGGCGATACGGCCAGCAGTGTCTATGAGATGAGTGTTTCTGGTGACAAAGCGGATGTTATTGAATTAACAAGAACTATTCCATCCTTTATTCCAAACGCTGTTTCTTATTTAACTGGATCAAGTTCTGCTTCTACTTTTGCACTGGCTACTCCGCAAGAATCAAGCGAAATTTATTTGTTTAGATATTTCAATGCAGAAACCAGGGTTATGTCATCTTGGTTTAAGTGGACGGTACCTGGCATCATAGAGTCGCTTGCTTTTGATCATGACATCATGTATCTTGTGTTAAAGCAAGACAACGCTTATGTTCTTGGTCACGTCAATCTTCTTACGGATACTCCTGGCGGTGCTGTGTTGTTTGAAGGCAAGTATGTTGATCTTCGACTTGATTTGTTTGATTACAAACCAACTCTTGTTTATGATGCGGTAAACGACGAGACAAAGGTATGTTTTAAGGATGGATTTGAAAACACTTCTCAGCAGCCTGTGGTTGTTTCTCTTGACAAGAACGAACCAGGCGTTATGCTGGAGTTGCCCCTTCAAACCAACCTAGCGGCTCCTGTTGGACAGAAGTACTTTGTCAAGATTGATGGCAATCAAACCGCCAAACCCTTTGCTCTTGGATACAAATATACAGCAGAGGCAGAGCTTCCTGCGTTCTATGTTACCCAAGATGAGGGGCGTAAGGATACCTTGAACATTCCTACTGTTCATCGTATTCAAGTTAATAGCTACGAATCGGGTCCGTTTAAAGTTAAAGTGGAAGCCGACAACAGGCCAGACTTTAGCATTGATCTGCCCCAGGAAGTTGCCAACCTTTATACAGCCAGCACTGTTCCTATGGTTCGTAATGCCATTAACACCATTCCCATCATGGCAAAAGGCACTCAGGTTAATGTTACCTTAGTTGCGGATGGGGTATTCCCAACAGCCTTCACGTCTCTTAACTGGGAAGGCACCTATAATAACAAAGGGGTACGCCCAATGTAATTATGCCTAAACAGCTGATCCACCAATCCACCGTATTAGACGCTAAATACGTTGCTCTTAATCTTCAAGAGGACGACAAAAGAGAGATAGAGGGTCTTGGCTATACCGATATGGTTGAGGCCCTTACTCTTTCTGTTTTAGGTTCAGATCCAGCCATTACCTTTTGGA